TGCTTAACCATGGCCAACTCGATCACATACGCCCCAAATTCACGTAGGCTTGCTGACCCTATCCGCTTCTGGGCCTGGGCAAGCAGAGAGATATATTCGGTGTCAAGTTGCTGGCCTTGGATCTCTGGCGGGGCAGGTGGTAAGAATCCACCACGGAAGAGGATGCCAAGAGATCGGCTGACAATAGGGTCCAGTTTCTCGTAAATTGTTCGGTTGATCAGAGGCCCAAGCAGGATCAGCTTTTCCTCATTTTCCTGGGCAATTTGAGCGGTGTTGACCGGCTGAACCCCTGGCCTGGATGTGGCCATGCGGAAAATATCATTAAAAAACCCTTCTGTGATTTTTGTTTGGAGCTTTTCAATTTTAAGCTCCATTTTGGAGATATCAGAGTCAACTGTATATACCCGTTCGGGCTTTGCCGTACTGCCATCCCAAGGGGTAATCCCCCCGGGAAGATCGTCAAAATCATTAATCATGCCTGAAGGAACAAGCACGGGCGGCTCTGCGTTTTTGTGGATTACAATATATTCTGTTGCCTGCATCTCCTGAAGCTGCTTGACATTCGGGAGGTTTTCAAAGCTTGCGCCGGTGCCATAGACATCACTGGCCGCTGTATCATACCGGGATACATGATAGGGGTTTTCCTCAAATCCTGATTTCAGGAGGATATTGTCGTTCTGTCCGGGCTCGAAATAAACGGATTGAAACATCTTATTAACGCCATCAATCAGCCCTATCTTGCGTTCGTCATTTGGTTGCACAGCATGACAGACATTAAAAAACTGGTACGGATTCTTTTCGGCGGCGGTCCTTATATCCTGCCGGCACCGATCCCCAAACCGCTCAATCATATTTTTGGCAATCATGGGAGTGATTACATAGGTGGTATCAACCAGTCCCTCAGAGTTTGCTTGTATATAATACGTGCCGGCTGTTTTGTTGCTGAAGTTAAGCAGGGTGTTTTTCCCAGCCTCTTGGAGCAAGCATGATGTGCAAAACCCAATAAGCTCAATATAGTCGGTGTAAATGCACTGGTAAAAGTTCGACTGGGAATATGCAAAATATAAAATTTTTTCGACTCGGTCCAACCACGCTTTTACTGGGCCATATTTTGACAAATCTTGGTCCTGCATCCGCACCCTGATCCATGGCCTTGACGGGTTGGTCATGCCCCCCATCATACCGGCTGCAAAGATCATGACTGCCCGGGTTGCTTCCGGATCAATTATCTGGCTGGACGTTTCCCGGCCCTGGCTGGCTGGTGTCTGCTGATAATACCCACGACTTGGCAGGATAAAATCTGTTATCTCCTGGTGTTTGGTTTTCCATCCATCGCCGTATTGAGACTCAAGATATTTGAGGCGTTTATTGTATTCTGAGGCGTCGCCCATTATTTTACGGCTCCGAGGATGGTTGGTTTTTTTGTTACGGCATCTTCGGTCAGGCCAAGGCCCCCTGTCAGGAGCGTGGACTTTTTGCCCTTCTTCTTTGTCTCAGTGACGATCTGGGCGCTTTCGGCTGCGTTGGCCGCCTGTTGTTTGGCTGCCTCTGATAGCACTATCTCTGTTACCGGGGTCACTGGCGCTGGGGTCACTGGCGCTATGGAGGTGGTTGTCGCTGCGGGGCCATCATCACCACCGCCACCAAACAGGCCTATTAGTTGTTTTGCTGGCCTGACTGACTCTTCATAAAGCTTCTCAAATGGCCGCGAGACCTCTTTTACAACTTTTTTAAAAAAACTACCCATCTATCTACCTCCTATGTGGGAAAATACTTTGTGGGCCTGTTTGCGGGTTTGCCTGCGGATACGAGCTATTTTACAGCTGGCCGTTGGTTCGTGTAGGTGGACTATCTTGCTGACCGGCCTGGCGAACGAAATAGCCACATTGTCACCACAATCCGGAGAATTTAATCCCCTTGCCCGCATATCTTTCTTTGATTCGAGCTGCATGCGATCCCGGGCATCATAGAAATATTCAGGGCCAACAAGGTCATCACAAACCTCTTGATCATCATCGATGCACCCACCAGCTTTTAACCACTCAATGATTTCTGCCCAACACTCTGCTCTCAGGTTGTGGTATTTTTTCTCGTTTTTTGCGGACTCTGCGAAATTGACGGGGATAATGTTTCTATGTCCAAGCTGTATAAGGCGGTCAACCACTCCGGCCCCGACACCGATAACGTCAATAAAAACGGCATCGTACCCCTCGTCGTTGTTCATTGTTCCAAGCTTGTTGGCCAGGAACATAGTATCTTTGCCTCTGTATTTATGGAGAATTGTATGGCGCAGGCCCTGCCGCTCACCTATAGTTGACTGGTCATCGCCAAACCTTGCAGGATCACATATTAAAATCCTGGGAGCGTGGGCGTATTCTGACACATGGATTATCTTACCCCTCGCTGCCTCTACCAGATCGTATGGAATTAATTGCGCACTGGACGCCCTTGGAAACACACCCTTTACCCTAACCCTGGTATAATCTGAGTCCTCGCCGTTGTCGGCTATAAGCTCATCGATATATTTTTTATTGGTTATCTGGACGTCCCTGGAATCCACCTGATAACACATAAACCTGTGCCGCTTTTTGCCGAACGCCTCCCGAAAAGAACCAGTGTTTTTTGTCGGGTTACCAAATAAAAACTGCATCGGCTCCCCATCAGTCATACCCCCGTCCTGGACCTCGAAAATCTTATCAGAGATGGCGCTTGACTCGTCGTTGATATAAAACGATGTTGAATCAACTGCGTGCTGACCTGCGAAAGCTTCTGAGTTTTCCTCCCGGCAGGTTTGAGCGGTGCAAAACCAAGATTCTGGGAAAAGCTTGTGTCTCATCCTCATTGATCCGCGACCGCTGGAAATATCAAACCAGTGAGAGGTGATACACCGTTTTGTCCATTTGGCTATCTGGGGCCATGTCTTTGATTCGAGTTGTGGGCCTGTGTTGGCGGTAACGGTCCCTTGGGCATTTGGCCTTGTGGACATAATAAGATTGACAAGCCACCCGGTCATTGCGCTTTTGCCGATACCATGTCCGGAGGATACTGCCATCCTGATTGCATCCACGGCGTGGGAGCCGTCAAACTTGTTGGCCTTTATTTTTTCACCGAGATCATCCAGAAACTGGCAGGACCATTCATCCGGGCCATATTTTGAGTTGTATTTTGACGCCCATGGCTCTGGGAGTTCGCAGACCTGAATTGAAGGGTCTGTGTCCCACGGATAGGCGAACATAACAAAACCAAGGGGATCGGCGTAATATTTGGCGACCTCATGGGCCAGCTCTATATCAATCTTGCTGGCCATTTACTCTTTGCCTCCCTGCAAATAGGGCTTTAATCAGCTCATCGTCTCCGGTTACTTCTACTTCGTGCCGGTCACGCCAGCGTTTTGGTTGCCTGTTCTTAAGCCAAAAGATTTGGGCGGTGGTGTCTGGTACAATAAGTTTTGTAACCTTTTTTGTGACGACCATATCTGAGGTCGTGATATCGCCATCCGGTTTTTTTATAAGTCTCGGCTCTTTGGTTGTTTCAGTGTACGAAAATCCCAAGGCCCTTTTTGCAAGGCTGTTTTCAATCTTTTCAGAATCCCAATCGTCCTTGCCTTTTTTTATGGAGTCCGAAAAATCTGGGTGCTCTTTTTTCCACAAATTGATTGTGGATTTTGCAACCCCAAAGAGTTTGGCCAGCTTTACATCAGTCAATCCACCCTCACGGCAAGCAACTTCGGCCATCCGGTTAAAATCTTCTTTGTATTCCGTGGGTCTACCTAATGGCATTAATACTCATACCTCCCATACCAATTGTGTTCTTTTGTGTGGATTTTCTCAGGTTGGATGGTGTGATGGCAAGCTTCTGGTCCGTGGATTGGGGAAATCCACGGAAATAAAAAAACCGCCCCATTTCTGAGGCGGTTGTGATGCTGATTTGTTGTAATTAAATTATATTATTTAGCTGATTCCACACAACCCGAAAGCCGCATAAAATCAGGGCTATAAGGTTTATTTAAAATTAAACCGTGGCAACCACCTTCCGCAAATACTCCCGCCGATCCTCAGCCACCAACCCACAATCAGCGCATTCTAAATCCGTAATAACAATATTCTTTGTCGGATGATTCGTCCGGATACGCCGCATAGGACCGCCGCAATCCTCGCATTTTTTCCACGGTTTCGCCCGAGAAAAATCAATATAACTCTGACGGACACAAATGTCAGGCCTGGCGCAAAGGGCCGTTCTTAATTTTCCGCATTCCCCACACGATTTACTCATTGAAAATTCATCCGACATAATAGATCCTTTTAAAAATTCAATGCCTTGTTAAGCCTCAATGGCCACCCGCTGACTCTCAATCCCAACCTCAACAGCAACCGCCTTGATCTGGTCAAGTCTTTGCTGATCAGTCACAAACACAGACACGATTTTAAGCACTCCGGCCACAACGTTTTCCGTGATCTCCGTTGCCCGTTCCAGGTCAAAAATTTTGGCCTGTGCGATACTCACCCGCAATTGCCGCTTGCGCTCGTTGTCCCGTATTCGTTCCGCTTTCCTGGCACAATTCCGGCAG